ACATGTGGGGGGCCAGGGTTGCCTGGTTCGTCCTCTCCGAGGGCGTAGCCACTGGTCGCACCATGTGTGCCCGCTACAACAAGAAGAGCCCCGCGTGGCGGTGCTACCAGAACCTCGTAAAAGCGGGCCTGGTCGTCGAGGGCCCCGGTGGGGGCCTCAAGTACACGCCGGCCCTGCAGTGGGAAGAAGGCGAAGGCCCCCTCCGCTGGTACGAGGAGCTGGCGAAGGTCGCCGCTGGCCAGCCAAAGCACCCTCTCCTGTAGTTCAGGATTGGGGTGTGGTGGCGTAGGCGTCCCCATGAAGAAGCGCATCAACGTCACGGGCCTCATCACGGACACCTTGAAGACGGACCTATTTGTGCCGTCCAAGGCGATTGATGGACGCACGGCCATCCCCTCCATCTACACGCCGAGCCAGGGCGAGTCTAAGCTCGTCCTGGTGTTGGGAGAGAACGCAGGCGGCAAGAGCCTCTTCCGTCGCCTCATTCGAGTGATGACGGGCAAGGGTGACGACGGCTACAAGAAGGGGTCGCATCCCGTAGGAGAGATGGTGGCTCTCTCCATGCAGTCCCGGACTGCGAGCGGGTCATTGAGTTCCATGATCTACGGGAGCGAGTCCTACCACTCCACGGGGGGGAACTCGGCCCACACGGTCACGATGGGCATCAAGACCGTCTCGGAGCGCGAGCACACAACCATCCTCTACTGGGACGAGCCAGACGTTGGCATGAGCGGATCGACCGCTGCCGGGGCTGGCGTGGTCATCCGGGATTTCATCGGGAGAGACCCGGCCCCGCTCCTGCAAGCCGTGTTCCTCACATCGCACAGCCCTGCCCTCGTGCGGCAGCTCGTTGGCTGCAACCCGCACTACGTCTTCCTCGGGGATGCCGAAGGCCCCCGCACGGTCGAGGAGTGGGTGGCGCAGCAAAACGACCCGCATCCGGTGACTCCCGAGCAGCTCAAGGAGATGTCCCACAAGCGGTTCAAGGACATCCTGGCCGTCCTCAATAGCAACCGGCCTTGAATTGACCAAGCAGGATTTCGTTCAGGGACGTATCCTATGTGCGTAGTCTCACCATGGAGGACGCGATGCTCGCACCCTGGATGATCGACAAGCTCAAGGAAGACCAGGCCCGTGAAGATGAGGCTTCCTGGAGCCGCCAACCCCGGGTCGAGGTCGACGACGCTTTCCTGCGTCCGCCGCCCCCGATGCCGGAACCACGCAGCCCCCTCAACGAGGGTGGCGTGGTGATCGTGGACTTCACGATCTAGTCCATGGAGTAGTAGCTGTGATAGCGGATGCCCGCATCACCCATGCCCCGGAGGACTTCGGAATAGGTCATGTTCTTGATGCGTGACTCGTTGTCCGACACCCAGCGGTAGAATACCTTGATGTCCGACTTGCCGCCCTTGATGGCTGGGATGCACACGGGCAGGTTGCACCGATCCCGCTTATCTCGGATCGTGAAGTCGTCGTAGTCCGACTCGAGGCTGAATTCACCCGTCTCAATCTTGATGGGGGAGAAGTCGGCCGGAGTGACATCCACCCCCTTCAACGTCCGCTCGTGGTACTGCGGAGCCCTTCGCGCGTCGGGGTAATTTTCGCTTGCGTCCTCTACGAAGAATCGAAGGTGTGCCGCTGCATCCTCATAGGAGGAAGCATCCGCGGCAATGGCACAAACGCGATCAACCGCGTCGGCTAGCCGCGGGGATTGACGGACGTCGATATCCCATAGCACGGCCTCTGCACACGTCTTCCCGCGCTTGCCTGCTCCAGCGAGGTCGGTGACCGTCACGGAGGACATAGAGCGGTAGATGCGGAAGTCCTTGTTGCGCGAGAGGCGGGTTTCCCCGATGGGTAGGTGCTGTGCGGCGGACTTCTCCGACGCGAGGATGGCCAGGAGGTGGGGGCGAAGGGCTTCCCGGATCGCGGCCAGGCGAATGGCCTGCGCGCGAAGAGATGCCGCCTTGGGGGCGCGCTTCTGGATGTGCTCAGCAACACGGTCCCACGCCCTACGAATGTCTGCGGCGTTGCTAGACACGAGCTTGTCCGCTGCGCCGATGAACGTGATCACGCTATCCCGTTTGGACACGGTCTCCGTAACCTCGAGGTGATACTCCTGCCCCCGCCAATCCTCTGTCTTGTACGGCTTGATCTCAATCTCGAGCCCGCCATAGCCGAGCATGTTGCCCACCGTGTAGTTGGCGACCATGAACAGCTCGGGCCCCCGAGCCTGCGTGACGACGGGCTCGCGATTGCGCCCGAATCCCACATGAGCTTGGGGCAAGCTCTTCAGGAGCTTCGCCATCGCCGGGTACACGACGGTCTGTAGTTCTTCCATTGGGGTCATGTCGGGCTCCGCACGGGTTCCACCACCCGCAGGCATAAGGAAATCACCGTATGATGGCGGCCTCGGCTAGCCTCACGATATCCCCGAGACTGTGCGGCTTCGTCACCTGCGCAAACACGCCTTTCAAAGGCGTGTCGTCGCCAGAAAACACGATGACCTGCGGCCCACTGTGTCCTATCACGGATCTTCCGCTCCCATCAGGAAGCATGAGATCCACGATTAGGACGTTGACCGGGAACATGGGGGCAAGCTGGCGGTACTCATGCAAGCTCTTGGCCGTGTAGACCACCCACCCGGCAATGGTGAACCGCCGCAGGAGTTCATCCCGAACATCCTCGCTGTCGTCGAGAATGACAACTGTCTTCATCGTGGTGTGACGCGCATCCGCTCTTCCAGACGCGCCACGCGAACCTCAAGCCCCTGCACATAGTCACGAAGGTCGTGGCGGATGCGCTGGTCCTTTTCCTGTGTCGTTCGCACATCGTCAAGCATCTTGGAAGTGGCCATCGCCGACTGCTCGAGCCTGGACATAGACTCTATGGCCGTATCGAGGCGGGTGTCCTTGCGAGTGGCCGCGAAAATGTTGGTGGTGATGAACCCCAACACGACAACCACTACATTTAAGGCGAGTAGCTCTTCAACCACGACTGGCTCCAGGTAATGCCCCTCCACTACCATAGACAAATCAGCGATTAGGCCACGAAGAACCACCCAAGCGAGGTAGTCCGACCGGCATGCTCCAGGAGTGCCCAGACAACCCGCACCCGCTCATCCGACCACGGGACGGACACGAAGGCCACGCGGTCGAAGGGCAGTTCACCGTTCATCGCGAGGACACGACACCGACCCTGCTCTGGGCGCTCGTCATGCAGCACCCTGCGATAGGTCTGCTTGTGCCAGGGGTCGAGTCGCTTGGTGATCAGGTGCCGCATGACCCATCTACGTTGCTGCGGTTCTAGCCCGAACCTGCCCGCCGATGAACCACAACCGTGTATAGGGCACAACCGTGGAGTGGACATGGCCGACCGTGTTGACCTGGTCTTCTACATGAGGGTGCGAATCGACCCCAAGCGACACAAGGACCTGATTCGGCGCATACTCGACTCCGACCCCTTGTGGGTGCCAACGGAAGTGAACCTCATCCGGGCGATTCACGAGGAGATCATCAAGGTCAACAGCACGTGGCCCTACGTGATTGAGCACGGCCCTCTCGAGTGGGAGCGCCCCGAGATTTGGCTATCCAAGACCCTCCTCACCATGGGTCAAGCCGAGTGGGGGGCCGGTTGGGCGGGTCACGTCGACACCATGCAGCAACAGCGTGTGGCGCGCATCCTGTTTGGCGGATACGGCATCACGGCGACGTACGACGATGTGGGCCTCGTCGGATGGGATGATGGGTCTCCCAGACCTTTCCCCATCCAACGGCGTAGAAGGCCCCATGACTGACCGACTCAGGAAACCCACAATGTCCAAGACGCCCATCACCAAGATCGTCCAGCCCCGCTCCGCAATGGCACAGGTGCAAGGCCAGGCTCATCCCGTGTCAGAGCGACCTACTTCGGAACCGACTCCGAAGGCCGATCCGAAAACGCAGCCTTGAGGATGGCACAGGCATCATCCACCCCACACAGGGCTACGAGGCTGTGCACGGGAATGCACTCCCGGCCGTTCTCGTATCGGTGCCAGGTGCTCTGCGAGCCTCCGGCAATGGCTGCGCAGTCCCGGTAGCTCCAGCCCTTGGCGGTGCGCCACTCGCGTAGCTTCTCAGGAAGATGGCTCATGGCGCGCTCTGGAGGCTTCGGCCGCACTCGTCCGTGCAGTCGAGGGCGAGGAAGATGCCGATGCGGTCCTCGTCGCTCATGAGGTGTTGAGGCTTTCGGATGGCGGACCTCGCCTGGGTCATGAGGTACTTCACACCATCTGCGATGCGGAAAAGGGCCGCTGCGTTCGCGAAGGCCACGGTCTGCGACCAGTGCGGGGGGATGCAACCATCGGACGGGATGCCGAGCAAGCGGGCCGCGGCGACCCACCGCCGGCTGAAGTAGATGCACACGTCCCCCGACCAGTCGGCAGGGGCGAGGTGCGGATGTTCGATGGTCATGAGGTTGCTCCCTGTGGTGTTCGGGACTCTCTACACGCATTAGGGTTGGGGCTGAACCGGGCGCGAAGCGTGTAGGTGGGGCGAGAGGAGCCACCCGTGTCCGACATCGTTGCCCTTGCCCACCTCGCCATGCTCTGGTACGGCACGCCATGATGCTCCGGTTGACGACCAATGGCCGTGGGTCAGAGGCAACGGCGGGGGGCGGGCCCGGCTCGCACTCGGTTTCACATCCTGCAAATTGCATTTGGTATGGCTATCGGCTCCGGTCATCCTGCATGACGTACTATGCGTTTGTCAGGTCGTACCGCTCACGCACGGTCTCAATGCAGGCGTCATCTATGTCGCGTTCGGGACCTCGCGCAGGCCCGATGATCGATCCATTGAGGCTCCTGTGATGATGCTTCGCGTGCCATCATTAACGGACCACGAGCTATCGTGGTCTAGAGTCCATGTCGGCGTTGCCGTACAATCTCAATTTTTAACATTGTATGGGGCGAAGTATTACCGCTCACAATCGCGATCATGGGGCGGAACCGTAGTGCGATCATTATCATATGGCCAATGGTGGCGTTCGAATTCAGAATCGCGCCGCAACGGCACCTCTATCGACCCCCTGCGGCTCCTGTAGTTTCAGCAGAAGCGTGGTGTCGCGTAGCATAGCCCTATGGACACCTCGCCCTGGAGACCCCCAACCGACCCCCGCGTGTGGCTCGCCCTTGTAGGGGTCGGTGTGCTTGCCATCATCCTACGTGCCCTCCTCGGGTGACAGGTTCAGGGTCGGCAAGTGGCGTGTAGGGGTGGGGAACCAAAGGAGACCACAAATGGTCAAGCCCCACATCATCGACAACCCGGCCGAGATCCGGAGATTCCTGGACAAGTACCGGATGGCCGCGTCGGCGACCATCGTAGGCCAGGCCACCCGCAAGGAGCTGGGCCAGCGGGCTGGCACGTACGTCGTCATTCGCCGGGGTGTCGGTGACAAGGATTGGGTCGACGTCTACGTGGGCGACGACCTGGATCTGGCCGTCGGCATCTACAACGACCTCGGATGAGGAAGTCCACCAAGCAGGCCCTTGCAGGGGCTCGCGTCGAAAAGGACGTAGAGAACGCCTACCGGGCGGAAATCTCTCACGTCCGCCCGAACGCGGCATGGACTTCGCCCTTCGGGTCGGACGGCGTGGCCGAATGGGGTGCCCCGTCTGTCCGCCTCCTCCTGGAAGCGAAGTACGACCAGGACCTCAAGGCGAAGGCCCCCGTATGCAACGTCCTTGGCCAGATGCTCGGCTACCTCAAGCGGTTCGAGCAGGCCGGGGAGGTGCTTCCAGACGTTCTGCTCGTCGGGGACAAGAACGAGTGCTTCGTGCTCGCCACGGCGTCCGTGCGGGGTTTCCTCGACCTCGACATCGACTGGACCTTCGCCCCGTCCAAGGGGTCGCCGGAGTTGACCCGTGCTCTCGTGCAGGGGGTAAACCTCCTCCCCTACGTCTACGACGTGGACGAGATGCTCGACTTCCGAGCCGTCGTGGAGAAGGTGGAGGCGCTCGCCAACGGGTCGCGTCATCAAGTCCGAGCCACGTCGGCGAACCTCGGGGCCATCTTCCTCTACTGGCGCGACCGCGTCTTCGGCTCGCAAGGGCTGACACCTGTTGAGCAGGTGGACGTGTTCCTTCGGTGTCTCTTCCAACCGGGCGACGTGTACATCCACCCGACGAAGCGGGGAGTCCTTGTCGTGCCAGGCTACGACGACGGGATTCTCGTCAACGCGGAGCAGTACCGCTCGTTCTTCGACCATTTCGCTCAGGGGTACAGGCCGTCCGAGATCGAGTCCTTCTACGGGATGAAGGATCGTCTCGTGGAAGACGACGCCCGCCGTCGGCAAGGGGCCTTCTTCACGCCCGCCCTGTGGGTCGCTGAGGCGCACAAGGAACTCGACCGGGTGCTTGGGCCTCGGTGGCGGCAGGAGTGCGTGGTGTGGGATCCAGCGGCCGGCACGGCGAACCTCACGCGGGACTACAACGATTGGGGCTGCCTCGTGTCTTCAACGGCGGAGCGTCCGGACGTGCAGGTGATGAAGGAGCAGGGGTGGGGGGGCAAGTGGGTCTTCCAGTATGACTTCCTCAACCCGGGGTCCGACTCCCCCTTCTTCGAGAACGACGGGAAGAACCAGATCCCGGACGAGGTGGACGGGATGCTCCGTGCGCTCGCGAAGTCCGGGAAGCGGCTCGTGTTCCTGATGAACCCGCCCTACGGAACGGCGAACAGCATCGAGACGTTCAAGTCCAGCCACAAGGCAGGGATGGCGTTGACCCGTGCGAACGAGGAGATGAAGTCGGCCAAGCTCGGTGCCCCGTCGCAGCAGCTCTACGCGCAGTTCATGTACCGGTGCTCGGTGGTCGCCCGCGAGTATGGGTTCAAGAACTCGACCGTAGCCCTGTTCTCCGTCCCTACGTTCATGTCGAGCGGGTCGTACCGCCCGTTCCGGGACTGGTGGTACGGGCACCGGGCCTACAAGGGCGGGTTCTTGTTCCAGGCGTCGCACTTCGCGGACGTGTCCGGAAGGTGGGGCATCTCGTTCACGGTGTGGAACACGGGCACCACGGACAAGACCGTCGACCTTGGGATCGTGCTCAAGGACGAGTGTGACTTCTCCGTGGTCTCGACTGGGAACAAGGTCGTCTACAACTCGGACGACCGCGAGGCGTCGGAGTGGGTGCGAGAACCCATCAAAGGCATCAAGGGCTCGGACGCACCACAGATGAGCAGCGGCCTGTCTATCGTTGACAAGGGGCAATCCACGGTGATCCCCGGGAGCTTTGCGTACATGACTTGCCACGGCAACAATCTGGTGGAGGCGAACGACTCCACCTACATCGTGTCGGGTGGCAGTTCGCGGGGCCACGGGGTGTGCCAGACCTACAGCAACTGGCGTCGTGCGGTGGCCCTCTATGGGGCTCGGAAGCTCGTGCTGGAGGCGTGGGACACGCAGAAGGACGAGTACCTTCGCCCCGACGAGAAGAAGTCCGGCTACGAGCAGTGGGTGGATGACACCCACTGCTTCACCCTCATCCACAGGTTCAACCAGGCCACCGCGATGCGGGACGTGACCTACAAGGGCAAGTCCTGGCGCATCAAGAACCACTGGTTCTGGCGTACCCGCAAGGACACCCTCAAGGCGCTCGACACCGCCGAGACGCCCACCCTTTACCGGGACTGCAAGGCCGAACCCGTCAAGTCGCGGGACACCAGCGATGTGCTCGGCACTCTCGCCGGAGACAAGTCGTGGGAACAGACGGGCGACGCCTACTTCGCCCACGTCCTACCGACCCTCAACCTCTCCCCCGACGCCCGCAAGGTGCTCGACCTCCTTGACGCCCTATGGGTCAAGTCCCTCCCCGTCCGGGAAAGCTACGCGGCCGGGAAGCCGGAGCTTCACCTAATGGCCTACGACGCGGGTGTGTACCAGCTCAAGCACCTCTGGCGGGACTTGTTCCCCGACGAGTGGAAGGCGCTACAGGAAGCGTTCAAGGCGCTCTCCGAGCGACTGCAGCCAGGCGTCTACGACTACGGGTTTCTGCGTAGATAGCCCTCTACACGGAGAACCCCGATGGCCCACAAGAACTACGGCACCCACACACCGGCCAAGGGCGACATCGTGATGATCTATGGGTGCGGCCAGTCGCTCTTCAAGGTCTTACAGGTCCCGGAAGACGGTGGTGCATCCATCACCCTGCAAAGCGAGGCCGGTCGCAGGGTTCACTCCCTCAAGCCGTATCTATGCCTAGCCACCCCCGAGCAGGCAACCCGCTACCGCACTCTAAGGGCCGCACACAACAAAGACCAGCGCGCCCTGCGGAAACGCTGGGACGCCATCAACAAGGCCGTGGACGCGGAAGTGGCCACTTTGGCGGCGTTCTGCAACGAGAGCCCCCTCACGCACGTCGAGAACGGGGAGCTATGGGCTCGCGTCCGAGCACTCCAATACGACGGGGCCGTGCGGTTCTGGGACATCGTGACGAAGCAGGTTCAGGCAAAGGCCCCTCCAGCGTAGGGGAGGTGAACCACCCGCAGGAGCGCCAGATGAACCTCATGAAGTCCGCCGACCGAGCCGAAGCCCGCGCCAAGGCGCAGGCCGAGTTGGATGCCATCAACGAGGGCCGGTGGCCACGCGACATCGACGACGAGATGCGTTGGGTGAACCCGCGCCTCGCCCCCACGGCACTGTCACAGGAGATCAACTACCTCGGCAACGTCAACGCCCGCATCCTCGCGGGTGAGCTGCCGGGATGGGAACCCGACCCGCCCGTGGCGACGCCATGAAATACGAAGAGGTGGATGGGCACCTCTCCTTCCTCGTCCCTGGCGCCCGTGTCGTGCTCAGGAACGACTACGGGCCGCTACCCGTGGTGGGCGACCTCCTCACCCCGAGTGGCCCGCGCTTCCTGCAGCGCGTTGCCGCGGGCACAATGGCGACCGTCGTGTCCGTCGACCGCGTCCCGAGCCCCCTCTGGATCAACGTCCAGGTCATCAAGGGTGCTGTGCTCCAATTGGACAAAGCCATCGAGTACGAGGAGTACTCGATGGCCTACGGAGGATTCGCCAAGCACGAGTCAGCTACCATCGTCACGGACGGCTACCAAGCCACGTTCTGGAGACCACCCGCCGACCACCCGTGGTGGCATCACTTCCCCCGCGTCCAACGCGCAGACGAGTAGAGGCGTTTACAGCACGACCCCCGCATCCCCGTCACAGCGGGTAGCCCCGTCAAACCATGGAGTCCCCCATGCAAAGCAAGCAGCACAGCGAAGGGCCTGCCGTCGATTCGGGCGAGGTGGAACAAGCCCCCATGGGTGGCTTCGGTGGCCTCCAGGATCTACTCGGGAACGAGGAGATCCGGGCTCGCCTGCTGAGTCGTGAGGGGCGTGACGTGCTCACCACGGCAGCGTCCATGGCCACGAAGGACCCTGGCACGGCGGCGGCTCTCCTAGAGGACCCCGCCGTCCAGTCCGCCGTAGGCAAGGGCGTGGATATGCAGGCTGCCTACGACTGGGACAGCGGGCGACCGGGCGAGATGCCCATGAACGTCTACCTGGGGATCCTGGCACATGAACGCTACGCCCGCGAAGCCCTCATCCTGCACTCGGGCTACGAGGTCTACACCAACACGACACCCCTCTCGACCATCGTGCGAGAGGAGGGTGGCGATGTAGACGCCCTCACGTCCCCCCGCTTGAAGCCCGATGTGTACGTGGCCGAGCAGGGAGCCGTGATCGAGCTGAAGCACGAGAACTCTGCGGATCGGGCTGCGCCCGAAGCTCGGGTGTACGTATCGGAACTCCAGAAGGCCGGACTGCCCGCACACCTTGCCACGCCGGGCGAGATGGTGGAGTCCACTCTCTCCGTCGAGAACTTCGGCGGGATTGGAGCCTGGGACATCACCTTCGGTGTGCACGACGCAGGCGCTGCGACCTGGAGCATGCGCCGACCTTCCAAGGATGCCCCCGAACCCATGGTCGGCCCTTCCAGCAAGGATCAGCGGGTCGTCGACGATGGCCCCGAAGGGATGCGGGAACGCATCCCAGAGATGCTCCGCGTCGCGTCCGATGTCGTCGTGATCGCCGCCGTCATCGCTCTTGCGGCAGTCGCAGCGGTCGTGCTGTGGCGAGTCCTCGGGCCCTTCCTGCTCCCCATCCTCGTGGGTGCCGGGTGGGGGCTCGCATGACCCGTTCCCTCGCCTTCCTGGTTGCAGACTCGGACAGGGATGCCTTGAATCAAGCACATGCGGCCTTGATGGGGGACCCCGCCACATGGGAGGAGGTGGAGACGGACGGTCTCCTACGGCTTTTGAGCCCCCACACTTGCGTCAACACCCGTGCCGTGCGTGTGTGGGCGCTCCTCTTTGCTCTACATTACGTGGATCAGGCGACGCGAGATCGGGTGCTGAACCGACTCCTGCAAACCGCTGCGGGTGTTGAAGTCCTCATGGCCCGACCCCTCGTCCTCGTGCGTGGCCGATCCGCTGAGGCGGTCGAAGCGTTCCACCGAGTGCGGGGCGAGCTGCCGCCCCCCGACCAGTTCCAGATGGCCGGTGTTCCGGTGAGTGCCTACGAGGCACCGGAGACGGGCATCGGTGCCGCATTGGTTCGCATCGCACGGGGGCAGACCTAACATGCGCACGTACCAGATCATCCGAGTGCTAGGGTCGGGCAGCTTCGGCTCGGTCTACGAAGCCAAGGTGTCCGGCGACAACAACTTCTCCCGGACGGTGGCGGTCAAAGTCCTCCGTTGGGTCGAAGGTGTAGAGGCTGAGGAACTGTGCGCTCGGTTTCGGGACGAGGCCCGCGTCGCTGCCTCCCTCCAGCATCCGGGAATTGCGCCAGCCACCTGGCTGACGACCATCGATGGGGCTCCATGCATCGTCATGGACCTGGTACAAGGCCCCCCGCTCAATCGCTTGTCCATCACCCCTCCACCGCGGGCGGCCGTAGAGATGGTCAGCCAGGTCGCGGAAGCCCTCGACTATGCTCACCGTCGTGGTGTCATTCACCGGGACATCAAGCCTGCCAACCTGGCCCTCCACGCAGGTCGGGTCAAGATCCTCGACTTCGGCATTGCCAAGACGGTGGGGGAGTACCGCGAAGCAGCCACGGCCCCCCACTGCGTCATCGGGTCTCCCCGCTACATGTCCCCGGAGTGCTTGGTCGGCACCCCTGCCAGTGCGGCGGCGGACATCTATGCGCTGGGCGTCACCCTCTACGAGCTATGCATGGGCGTACCATTCGGCACAGCCCGGCTAAGCCCTGACGATCACTCCATCCTTTTGGAGAGGCAGGCAAACCTCCTCGCCAAGTACGACCCAAGCCTCGCATCCCTCATGCAGTGGATGTGCGTCCACGACCCCGCGGCACGGCCTTCAGCACGCAGCCTCATCGAGTGGTGCGAAGACGCTTCCACCAAGCTGCCAGGCCCCACCCTACGTCGTTGGGCAGAGCAGATCCCGGCCCCCCGCACCAAGATGGCCGATGACGCGCTAGTCGGACGAATGATCACAGAGGAGACGAGCAGCTACAACATCGCTGCAACCCCTCGACCCACTCGTGCTCTCCTTGGCGTCTCCATGGTTGGCCTGGCGGGGCTCGGCGTCGTCCTCATGGTGGCGGTGGGATTCGCGACCATGGGCGTCGTGACCCGACCTGCGGCCACGGTGACCGCTGCATTGCCTCCGCTGGCACCGGCCGAGCTTCCCGTCATCGAAGTCATTCCAGAAGAGCCCGTCGTGGAAGTCCCACCCCCGGAGGTCATTCCAGAAGAGCCCGTCGTGGCTAAGGTGACCCCGCCGAGGCCGCCGAGGCCAAAGGCTCCAGAGCCCGTGCAAGAGCCGCTCCCCACGGAGCCGCCAGCCCCCATAGCTCGGGCGGTCGCTCCGACACCCACTCCAGAACCCCCCACGGCCCCCGTAGAGCCTGGCGCCATCACGGGCACCGTGAGCCTCTCGGGCCCTACAGGAGCAGCCGTGTGGGTAGGTGGGGTCAAGGTGGGGGACATCCCAACGAGGACGTCACTGCCTTCTGGCACCCACAAGTTCACCCTCGTGCTTGCCGATGGAACGACCTCATCCCAAGTGCGATCCATCCTGTTCAATTCACCTGACACAATCCTGGCCGTGCAGCTTAGTCCATGAGGTCCCTATGGGCACACACATCACCTTCGCCCTCCGACCCGATCCCGACGACATGTGCGGGTCGCTCCTGTTTGAGCAAGGCGATTTTGAGGAGGTGCTCGGCACCGCCTACTTCTCCGCCTTCACGGAGCGACATCAGCGCCTTGCGTACGGGATCGACTACCTCGACTGCCTAACATACGGGCCCGAAGGGGACGAGGAGATGCTCGGCCATCCCGACTCGGACTCCATCGAGGGCTGGTTCACCCCGGACTGGGAGCGTGCTCTCGTGCGCGCCGAGCAACTCCTCGAGAAGTCGCTGGTCACGGAGAACGCGCACCGCAGAGAGTACGATGCGTCCCGACTCCCCGTGTTCATCGAGCTGATCCGGAAGTGTGCAGCCCACCCGAATCCCAAGAGCTGCCAGGTATCCCTCTCCATGTAGGTTCAGGTAGGTGGACTTCGGCGTAGAGCACACGAACCCACAAGGAGACCGCACCATGCTCAACAACCTGGCCGATGACACCCGCATCACCTTCGCGAAGGACACCCGCGCCGCCTTCGGCCGGGACGAGTACATCGTCCCGACGGGCACGACGGCCACTGTCAGATGCCGCGTCTGCGACAACTGCTTTGCACTCGTCGTGGACGACCTGAGCGTCCTGCCCGACTACGTGCGGGAGTTCAACGTGAGCGAGGGTGACGACGAGGGCGTCTTCTTCGCCACCCTCGACGAGGATGGTTCAGATATCCAGGTCATCGAGTAGGTTCAGGGTCGTAGGGCTCGCGTGTAGCAGGTTCAAGGAGAGCCCATGTTCATCGACCTGACCGACACCGAGTTGGATGCCCTACGGGACATCACGCAGAACCCGACCATCCTCAAGGCCATCCGGGCCATGGATGACCGCCGTGCCATCGTGGGCATGATGGGGGACGGGTCGACCGGTGGCCTCCAGCCGATGGTCGCCTACGTCCGGAAGTTCGGCGGGCTCGACGTGTGCTCGGGACGCTTCGGCGGACTCCCCACGAAGGACTTCCGTGGCCTGCCGTTCGTGCAGACCATCATCCCCAAGAAGCGCGACGGCACCCCGGACAAGCGACGCAAGCCCTTGCAGCAGCCCGTGGCCACGTACCGCGTCGCTGGCACCATCATGACCGCCGATACCTGGGCCACGGTGGCCCCGCAACTGGAAGCCGTGCTCAACCGCCTCGACATCCCCTTCGACGACCGGGGTGGCAAGGACGGCATCCGGTGCAAGACTCCCTGCGCTGTCGAGAAGGTCTGGGTGGCCGTGAAGGACATCACCTATCGTAGCGGCAGTGACACTGCCACTGTGAACGCGGGCGTCACGTTCCGGGAGTTCAACATCCATCGGCCCTCCCCTTCTGGCACCTGCGACGGGGGCCACAATGTAGGCCCCATGTCCTGGAACCAGTTCTGCAACAACGTCCACGACGGCCTCGAGGAGCGCATCGAGCTAGTCGCCTTGGACGACAACTACGCGAGCGCCCCCTGCCGCACCGTGCGATGGGCCCGCCACAACCCGGGATGGGTCCCTACCATCCTGCGCCAGCTCGGGGACAAGCGATGAACACCCTCGGCCTCCGAGAACAACGGGACATGTTGCTCGAGCTTCTGCGCGAGATCCCCACCGCTGACGGCCACGGCAACATCGAAGAGCTGCTCCCGTGCCTCTCCATCGGGGAACAACGGGACATGCTCCTCGAAGCCCTCACCACCATCCCGCACGGGCCCATCACGCAAGCCTTCTACGAGTGCGACACGAACATGAGCCCCATCCTCTCCATCCTTCGCCAGGCTGGCATCACGCTCCAGGGACTGGACTTCTAAAGCGTGTAGGGAAGGGCCACCACCTATCGTAGGAAGGCCACCTCATGACCGTCATCGCAGCCACCCTCGTTGATGGAGTCCTCCGGATGGCCAGCGAGAGCCGCATCGCCTATGGGGGCACCACCTATCGAGATGACGCGACCAAGCTCTTCCGACTGGGGGATGCCATCGTGGGGATGACGGGCACCGTCCACTATGATCGGTCCATGATGAACGCCCCCCACTACAAGGATGGGGAGGATGTCGTTCTATACGGGTATACGCTGTACGACTACTGGCGTGCCCATGACGCGAACATGAGGATGCGAAAGGACAAAGATACCCTCGGCATCAACGCCATAATCGGCACCCGAACGTGCATCGTGGAACTCAACGCAGACGGGTCCGTCATACCGGTCACGCGAGGTTGGTACGCGATCGGCTCGGGAGGGCCCGAAGCCCGCGGGGCCCTGTTCGCCACGGGCGGCACCAACCCCATCATCGGCGTCCGCGCAGCCATCGCGCTCAACTCGGGATGCGGCGGGCAGATCCAGACCATGATGCTCGGGCCCGTTCAGGACAAGGACCGGGCCGGGTAGGAGCAGGATGAACGACAACGACCCCTGGCTGCATTGGGTGACGCTCTACACCGACGCGGGATTCCACCCCGTCGCCAGAGGCACCTACGGATGCCGCACCCGCCACAGCTTCCCTCCGTTCCGCACGGAGATCTGCGGGCCCGTCCCTGACCCCTGCAAGGACAGCAACGTGGCCGAGATGCACGCCATCGTGGTCGGGGTCGAGCACGTCCTCCAGACGTGGACACGGGTCGACGGGATAGGGGTCAATACCGACTCACAGACGGCGCAAGGCTGCCTCAAGTACGGGGCGACGCCCCACCGTAGGAGCGACTTCCGCGCCCTCCAGGAACGCCTCAAGGCCGCCCTCAACGCGAAGGCGGCCGACCAGGGCTCCGAAGTCCGCATCCGCATCAAGTGGGTCCGTAGCCACCAGTCCCCGAACGAAGGGGGCGTGCGAGGCTGGCTCAACAACCGAGTGGACGCCCTGGCCCGCAAGGCCCGACGCTAGCCGGTTCAGGATGGCGAACCTACCGCGTAGAAGGGGTCAACGAAGCACCACGGGAGCACGCCATGAGCCGCCCCCAAATCATCGACGCCAACGACATGGTCGCGTACATCGACGCGAAGTACATCAACTATGCCTCGGCCACCACGGCCGACCGCACCCAGCGCAAGAGCATCGGCCGGACAGGAGCGACCACCTACCTGGTGACCCGCTGCTACTTCGACGATCCCGACATGGAAGAGGATGTCGTCTACGAGGGCTCGGACCCCGTGGAAGCCGCCCGCCGCTACAACGGGCTCGGCTAGAGGTTCAGGGTCAAGGGCCACCCGCGTAGGTAGATCCAATACTGGAGACCCCGATGCAAGCCCCGACCCCCAACGACTTCACCCCCTACCTCCCCGACTGGACCATCACCGGCCACATCGGGCGGGTGTCCTTCACGTCCCCGTGCGGGCGGGTCAAGGCGACCGTCACCATGGAGAACCTCGTGTTCGGAAAGGGACGGCGGGCCAAGCGGGTGACCGAATGGGTGCTCCGTAAGCAGGGTAAGCCCGGCTTCAACAGCATCGGGAACGCGGACGTGGGCTACTTCGTCCGTGCGCTCCGTCAGGCTGTCCAGAGCGCGGACGCCCGTGAGCGCAACGCCGAGGCCAAGCGTCTCGCCGACATCGAGAAGCGCAAGAACGATGTCGCGGCCATCTTCGGCGTGCTCACCTCCTGCGGGTTCGGCCATGAAGTCAAGGCCATGACGGGGACGAAGTGACAAAGTGACGAAGCCTAGCTTTCACGTCATGGGAACAGGATGGGACACCCACCTGTTCGTAGGATGGCGCGACTCCTTCATGCTCACGGTCGGGCTCCCCATGGAGTGGCCCAACTGGAGCAGCGGAAGGGTGGCCTGCGGCCCTGTGTCGCTCACCTATTGGCCGTGGCGCACCGACGGGTGACCCCGATGCAATACCCGACCCCCAACGACTCCCCCCACCTCTGTCACACCCTGGAGAACTGACGATGTCCACTGACCTGCTGAGCCAAATCCAAGCAGCCTGCGTGGACACCGAGGCTGAGGGGCTTACCCCTACTATGGCCCCGCCACTGTTACCACAATGCACGCGAAACTGCCCGTTGTGGAGGCAGACGCATTGCCAGGTGTTGGTGGGCGTGTATCCAGAATGGCCAGAATGTCGCCCGGCCGTGTACGCCCTTGCTCGGTTGGTGATGCAGCGGGCTGCGGAGTGACACCACGACCGACGACGCAGTCTTCTGCATGGCAGGCATACGCCACGCCCGTCTCATTCAGGGCATGCCACCTGTGAATGTGCTCGCTCGTAGGGCTCCCCTACCCGCCTTACGGGCCTCAAGCCAGGCTTCGACCTGCCCCACCTTGTCGACCGCCTCGCTGTACTCCGCGCCGAACATGCACCCAGGGCAACACGAGCCATCGCGCCTGCGCCACTCGCGGTCCATGTCGTCGATACGTTGACGATGGCGAACCAGGGCGGCCTGGATGCGGGCGATCTCGGTCAAGCGTGCGGAAGGCATAGGGCACGCTACCCGTTCAGGTAGGAGAGGGGTAGACCTCCCAAATCTGGATGGTCCACGCCTGGTCGTTCCCTGAGTCATCCGTGAAGCTAAACGCGAGCTTGTTGAGCCCACCGTCCTCGTCGGGATGCTGTGCGACCCAGTTCTTGATCTCCTTGTCGAGAGCCAACAGAAACTGCTTGATGGCGCCCGGTGCATGCCGAAGTACATCGGCCATGCTGTCTGCGAAGTAGCCACCACGCCAATAGGGGCCACCAGGCAGCTTCATGGCGTAGGTGTCCTTCCGGAACTCCCCATCCCAACCGCGCTTCCCGAAGTGACGATCCGCCACGGTCTGCACGACATCAAGCAACGGACGGGCCCCCGCCGACTTGTCGTGGGCCAACACGTCAAGCAATGCCTTGCGCGTGTCCGAGTCGGTAGGGAGGGTGGCCGCCAGGCGAATCACCCGTGAACGCAGTACGTCACTCATGAGATGGCTCCATTGCCACCCCGAGATTGATACACGGGTTATTGACCGTGCATCAGAACCGAACAGGTCCAAGTACGCTCAAAAGCACCGGCAGAGGGATGCGGGTCGTCCTGCAACCAAAAGCGCGTAGTGCCTGTCATGACTACCTTCGGCAAAGCATCCCCCCTCGGCCTCGACCGCTGCGGCCCCCTCGTCGACCGCGCCTACCGGGAGGCGCCCGAACATCAATTCCTGTTCGAGCTGATCCGGAATTCGCAAGAAGCCGGCGCGACGCGGGTCTTCATATGTCCGGATACCGTCGAGGCCCGTAGAACCGACCGTGCCGTGATGCGCATCGCCGTCATCGATAACGGGTGCGGCATGAATGACGAAGACCTACGCCGTTACTTCAGCAATCTGTCATCCTCTAGCAAGGGGATGGGTCCCAACGACCACTTCGGCATGGGAGCCAAGATCGCGACGCTCCCGGCAAACCCGCATGGCGTTGACGTAATGTCGTGGCAGGGGGGTCAAGGCGGATACATCCGCATGTCAAGACGGGCAGACGGGGAGTACGTCGTCGTGGACGACGTGATAGACATCCCGGAGGAGTACCAGACCGAGCTTTTCGTAGAGGGTGAGCAGGCCGTCGTTATGGATGATGATGGGAACAGTATTCCTGCCATCCCGCGCGATCACGGCACGATCTTCATCCTACGCGGAAGGCATGAGACGGACACAACGTACCAGACGGACTTCCACCGACATATCAACAAGCGGTTCTGGAGGTTCGAGGGCATCACCGTTAGCGTGTTCGACCCGCAAGGGACCAACACCAAAGTCTGGAATAACCAGGAATTCCTAAAGCCGAAGGGCGGCCCCATAAGGTGGCGCGGTCGTCGCGAGAAGAATTGTGGCTGTACCCGAGTGGTACACGGCACACAGGACGCCATGTTGTCATGGGCATTAGGAGACAACCGAAAGAGCAAGAAACGGGACCCCAACCCGCAAGTCAAGGGTAGCTACGGGACTGTCGAGATTCACAACGCCAAGGTGCACTGGTTCATCACCCCCCTCGTGCCCAACGATAGCGATGCGGGCCATCCCCCGGGCACCATCGGCGTCATCTACAAGAATGAAATCTACGAGGTGACCTCCCGGCAGAAGGACATGAGCAGGTTCCGGCTCATGGGCATCCGTAACAAGGAGGTGCGGCACCGTCTGTCCATCTTCGTTGAACCCGACCATGAAGCCGAAGGCATCTACACCAATGGAAGTCGCAGCCGGCTAACCGTCCAAGCTAGTGGTGATCTCCCATGGGAACGTTGGGGGTTCGACTTCGAGCAGGTGATGCCAGCAGAAATCAAGGACCTCATCACACTGTTCGACAACCCCATGCCGAACGGGGAGGACCTTCTTGAGCGCATCCAGCAGGAGATCGCCGAGAGGTACAAGCACCTGCTTGCGCCCCAGACGCCCACACGTCCATCAGAAGGGCAGTTCGGGTCAACGGGAGACGGGCCCGCTGGTACTACGACCGGCTCCACTCTCCCGGACACCGATACAAAGCAAAAAGGCCGTGGAGGGGGGAAGGGCCACCATGGTCAGGGCAATAGCGATGTGCCAGACCCATCCAAGCCAGGCCCCTCATCAGGCAATGGGACTTCACGCCCGCGTGTGAAGGCATCCAAGCATGCCAATACCGGCATACAGCCCAAGATCATCTTCGAGGACTTGGACGGACTGATTGCGGCACAGTACGATCGCAGCCACAACCGCCTCATCATCAACCAGAAGTTCTCCGTGTTTGCCGAGACGGTGACGCGGATGATGGACTATCTACACCTAGAGGACAGAGAGAAGGTCCAGACGGTCGTGCTCGAGAAGTATGCCGTTCGTCTTGGCGGCAAGGTGATTGAGGCGCTCGCCTATGGTGAGCGCATGCGGTTGACCGCTGGAGACCTATGGTCAAGCGTGGACTCCGACAGCCTGCTGGACGACCACGCCCTCACCCTCGCCGTCTTGGGCCTCGATGCGGATGAACTGATCAAGGCCACCCTGCACGGCAAGAAGGGTTCAGGGGCGATAACGTAGGCCACCCACACCCCTACGGAAATACCAGGCCTTCCTGGTAGTCAGGCTTTTGATCTACGAAGCATCTCCGCGATGTCCGCTAGGCTGCTCATGTATGGGTCGAACTCGTCGAAATCTCGACGATGGGTTTTATATAGGCGCATGTCGAGACCACACAAACACTCTGCGATCATCTCCATCGCGCGATCCGCATCCTGGTAACCAGGATCGGCCACTCCACAGAGCGTGCCCAACCGAAGCATCGCATCAATGACAGACGTCCGCGCGGCGCGAAGACTTTGCGCCAGTTTAAGGTGGTCACGATAGGATAGCTCCCTGCTTTTTAAGGAAGACCAGCACGCCTCAGCTTTGTCGACAGCGGCAATCTGCTCCACCCGAGCATTCTTGTTGTGAAGGACTGCTCTCAACTCATCAGGGGAAGCCCAAGTCTCCCCCCCAAGGCCCGAGAGGTGCTCACGAACGGGCCCGCCCGTGTACCGCATCACGCCCATGTATTCACGGAACGTGAGAGGGTTGTGTGACCCCATGCTCTCCACGGAATCATCCTCGTCGCAGTCCTCCTCCTGCCAGTTGGACGGCCCGTCCACCCAAGCAACCTCCCCCGTAATTGCCCCCACCTGCCAGTCACTACCATTGGTATCGCGCCAGGCAGGGCCTCCGTCGTTCCAGTGCCCAATCATCGTGTAGACCTCGTTCCCGACCCCAATGCGCGAGCCTTCAGGAAGGATGCCCATCAGGGAAACAACCAGGTCAGGAGGGGCCGGTTCCCGTGGCTCATCCGAAAAAGCGAATTCCATGTAATCCTTGTTTGCCACACACACCTCTTCGCATAGCTCTACCCGGTTTAGCCGTCACGGTTTCCAACGCATGGCCTCACAAGAGCATCAAGAGGGGGAGGCGGTAGGGGGTGTAGCGTGGCCCGAGAGGGTCCATAGCGCAGGATGCTCATCGAGCACCTTTGCAATCTGAAGGTAGCCGTGGATGTCACGGCACACTTGAATCAGGCAGTCGTGGAGGGTCGCAAGTTCAGCGATGGGAGGTGTCGCGTGGCCCGTGGGGAAGGCGCTACCCACATGTGTCTTCCAATCCACGCCACTTGCATCCATCCGACCCATTAGCCGGATGACCTGGATCAAATTTGTGTCAACATTATTCGTATAGTTAAGCGGATTAGAGCCAATCAAAACCCCATGACTAGGGTTGCGCAAAAGGCGGAATGAATGGAACTCAGCGCGGTACTCTAACCACACCCCTTGCGCGATATTGACCTTGTCGGTCAACAAGGTGGGATCCAGTGGTATCTTGGCCGCTTTATATTGCTCAAAGTCCCATGCGTGGGTCAATTCATGTGCAAGAAGCAGGAACAAGAAATCGTTCATGTTTCTTGCCTGACTTAGAGGGAAGAACATTGTGTTTTCCCTCCATATCCAAGATGCAGTCCTTGGCGTCTGCTTCTTCCCATCTGCCGATATGGCTAGACCCACCACAACACGCTCCACAAGGGGAGGAGTGCATGTGCTCATATGCGCCCATAACGCTACCTTCTCCTTGTACCAAGCCCGGAACACAGCCCGGTCCTTTTTGTTGAACTTTGCAGCGAAATGAAACTTTGGAGGCGTGTGCATAACCACACTCTACCTCTAACCGAACAGGTCCAGCTCCTCCACGCCACCAGGGCTGCCGCCCCACGAGCCCGGAGCCAACACCCCCATCTGCACCAGGCGACCCGCCAGGTAGGAGGGGTCCGTGAAGGGTTCGTCGTGTCGCACCTCCAAGACCCGATAGCCCAAGTCCCGCGCCAACTGGTACTTCAAGGCATCCTCTTGCTGCCTGCGCTTGTAGTTCTCCTCGGACTTGTGCCAGTAGGGGTTGTACGTGAAGTGCTGCGCACCTTGCACCTCCACCAATAGGTTGTGGGTGGCGAAGTACCCGTCAAATCGAAATCTGTAGCCCGTGCGGGGGTTCTTGATCTCCGAGTGAGACCACTCCCACGCATAGCCTGCACCAAGGTTCTTGGACACGAGATCCAGCACCCACTTCTGCAATGCCAGGGCATTCCTCGTAGGAAGGTCGTGCTTGCGGCACCGAAGCAGGACAGTGTAATGGGCGCAGCCGAAGTGTCTCGCTGCGCGCGAAACCTCCACCCGCCCCTGCGCATCCATGAACGGCACCAGGTCGGACTTCCGGATGTGAACCTTCTCCCCTACATTGCGTTGCGGGGCGCTCACGGCCATAGTCGATGCATCGCCATACACGGCCGAATACCGCCCAACCAAGTCGGGATGCACACTACGGATATGGGAGCCTAGGGTCACACCCCGAAATGTCCCACAGGCCCGGCAGGTCACGTAATCCTCGGGCTCGGACAACTCGGCCCACCGTGCATTGGCCCGAACTAGCTTCTCCGTCTCCTTGCACGGGTCGCAGCGAAGACCCTTTTGGCTAAGGGATGCCCGCCCGGACACTTCCCGTTCGGCGTCGCACTCGGGGCACTTCACCACCTTGGTCGCAATCGGCACTCCGTTGGGGAATCTCCCTCGCCTCGTCTCGATGATGCCCCGTGTTTCTGCACTTGACCGGAGCAGGGCATCCCGACCATACTTCGCCTGATAGGTCCTGGCTTGGATACCGTGAACCTTGATGTGTCCCGTCAGGTTGGATGCCCTGTACCCGCACTCCCTGCACGTCACATAGTCTTCGGGTTCGGACAAGGCACCCCACCGCGCCACCTCCTGCGCCTCCGCATATGCGCTGTGAGTCTCATCACCTGCATCCCGTTGGTGGCGGAAGTGGCCAGACATTCCCCGCACGCCATTCACCCGTAAACCACACACCGGGCAGGGATCTCCATCGGCGCAGGACTCGCAGATGTCCGCGCTACCCAATCGGGCCACTTGGAACGTGGTTCGTGTAACGGTGCCACCGCACCGAGAGCACACCACGTCCACCGTCTTGTATAGCTTCTTCTTCCCCGTCCCAGATAGTCCGACACGGGAACATGACTCTGCAATCAGCTCCTTGCCTCGCGCAGTGACTTCGGCGTCACCGTACATCGCCCTCCACATCTTCGAGACCGTGTCTTTCGATATGCGGAGGCGCGACGCGACAACCCTCGTCGTCTCCCTCGCTTCCCAAGCTGCCCTAAGATCCTCTTCCGTCGCCTTGGTACGTGCGCCCATCCGTACTCCTGGCCCCCATCATAGGGGCCAGGAGTCGAATCCGTCAAGCGTTCTGTGTGAGCTTCCCCACTACCGTTTTTGCGAATAACGCAGGTACAACCCGCGTTATCACAAACTTGACCTAACAGAGAATGAGATGACGATGTAGAGAAGGGGTGTTACGGGTTGGACGAAGGCTTCCACTTCAGCCGCAGTTGGGTTGTCAGCCGAGATGTTCGCCTTGACTCCAGTGTATGCGCTGAGAATCTGCGCCTGTACCAGGAGCTTGAGCGTGTTGCTGAGCTGCCCTTCGATTTGCGACAGGACGCCCGGGAGGAACTTCGTACCGATGAACCGGTCGAGGGTCTTGCGGGACTGCTGCTGCACCTCGTCCACGATCTGCTTGATGGTGGGGAGCCTGGACAGTTGGGCGTTGCCGTTGGTGCTTGCGCCGACGAGGTCGGTGGTGAGGCCGTGGCGCACACGGAGGACCGGGGGGCGGTCTTCGATGATGGTCACGCCCTTGACCGCGACCTGGTTCTGCTCCACCGCGTCCAGGGTCCGGGCGAGCCGGGTGGCACCTTGGAGGCGACGGTTGGTCCAGGGGGTGGCCACGTCGGTGTTGGGGGACACCACCGACCCGGCCATCATGCTGGCGAGGTAGGTGCCGTCGACGAGGGTCTCCTCATCCTGCCCATCGGCCTGCGGGAGCGGGACGATGACGATGTCGGGGTAGACGAGCCGGAAGCGGTCACGCTGCACGGTCTGTGCGACGGTGCCCACGGCACGCGGGGTGGTGCCGGAGGAGACACCTGCGATGACGGTGCGCTCGGCCTGGTGCCTCATGTCCGACTGCACGTCCGCATGGCGGGTGATGTAGGAGAACAGAGGGGTGGACGAACCCAGGAGGGGGACGAGGATGTCGGGGAGGATCCCTCCGGTGAGGGCGCCTTCCAGGTCATCGACGGCGTCACGGTAGGCCGTGACGGACGCGGAGTCGTTGATCCCGTCTCCGTTGTCGTCGGTGTCCTTCTGCACCTGCTTGATACCGACGAGAACGGCACCGTTGAGGATGGCGAGGTAGGCGGCCAGCGACACGGGGTTGTCGGGGGAGAGCGACCCGTAGACGGCTTCGATGGAGGCGAAGCGCGTGAAGAGCCTCGTCTCGAAATCCTGCTTCGTGTACTGGTAGGACACGTAGTAGATGTCACCGATGCCGGGCTCTTCGCCACCACGCTCGAAGGTCTCCACGACCGCGGTGTCGCCCGCACCGACCCCGAGGGTGTTGGTGACGAGCAGCTCGAGGCCGGGGATGGTGTTGACCGTGAGGTTGCTGTCCGTGGTCACGTCCGTACGCACCGTGAAGGTGAAGTACGATGCGGCGGGGTAGTTGGACCCGCCTTCCCGCTGGAGGACGGTGAAGGTCAACCCGGTCACGAGGTCGGTGTAGGTCTGCCCCACGATGCCGTCCTGTCCCGTGCCGTTGTTGAGGATGGACGTGTTGGCCGTCCCCGAACCGTTCACGGGATCCGACGACGTGACGTAGAAGCCACTGATGCCCTCTTCACCCGTAGCACCATCGCCAGTCACGACCCCGAGCCCCGTGGTGGGGAGGAGGATCGAGTCGGAGGAAGCCGTGGCAAAGGCGACGCTGGACTGCGTGCCGAGCCCAACCGACCCGAGCGACTGGATGAACAGGTACTTCGCCCCGACGGCATCCGACACGGTGGAGGCAAGCGCCTCGTCCGCGAAGTAGGTGGTCGTCGGGTTGGTCCAGAGGTTGTATACGTCGGACAGACCCGCGTGCGAGTGGGCCATGAGGCCAGAGGCCACCACGTCGGGGGCGACGAGGGTGCGCTCGGCGATGTCGCCCTCGTTGAACCCGAGGGTGTCATTCGCATTCCCGTTGCCGATGACGATACTGGAGAGCGCGCTGTAGACTGCTCCCACGAGCCGGATGGCCGCCCCTTCCTGGAGAACCCTGGAGGTGGGGGTAGCGATGCCAGCGGCCGTCACCGCCGCACGGATCTGTGCGAGCACAGTGTTCGCGGTGCCCGCAGGGCCGAGCGGGACATCGGCCGAAGCCCCGGACGCGATGGCCGCCCCGGCTGCGTCCGTGAACTGCACGGTGACGGGGGTGCCGTCCATCGAGAACTTGAACACGTTGTTCTGCGCCGTCGTCCCACCTGCGGCGTAGAACGTGACGATGGGCTGGCCGTCACGGACGTCCCCGTACGTGGCAGCGGCCACCTGGCCGTTGGCGAACCCAACGCTGCCCAGGAGCGTGGCTGCCCGAACGCAGGCGTTCCATCCTGCAGACGTGGCGGTCTCGGGGGTCAAGCCCGCGAGCGTGTCGCCCGTCCCACCGGACACTTCCAGACCCGCGTAGGTCAGCGTGTGGTGGGGGGCGACGGTTCCCATTCCTGGAACGACGCGGCTACGAAGGATGAGTCGGTCGTGGAGGAGGGAGGACGTGTTGTCGCCCGTGACGGTGTATCGACGAGCGATGGGGCCGTCGATGAGCTTGGTCTGCGCGCCAGCGGTCGCCGCCGCCGTGTCGATGCCTGCGAGGACGCAGAAATCGCGTGCCGGGGTGCCGTGGGTGATGAACTCCAGGTAGCCAGACGTGTCCGCGTTGAGGCCACCACTCAAGTTGGCGTCAGAGACGGCGAGCGTGCCGCCCGACGAGGCCAAGGTGATGGCGTTTCCTGCGGTGCCCACCGATGCAGCGGTGATGGTCACGATGTTGGACGTGCCACCTGCGTTGTCCGCCGTGACCGGTGGAGTGCCGACCCAGTTGGTGACCAGGTTGATGGCTGCCACGAGGTTGGTCGCCGTCGTGATGTCGGTGCCCGGAGTACGATCGAATTCGTTCGCGCCCGCAGCGCCGGTCACAGCCGTGAACACGGTGCCCGCGATGGTGACGGTATCGGCCGCGAGAACGGTAGCCGCAGTCACGGTGCCCGTAGCTGCCACACCCGTAGCACGCTGGAGGGCAAAGGTGAGGTTGCCATCCCCGCTCGCATCAACCGTGACCTCAAGTCCCGTGAACGCCGCACCGAGCCCAGCAATGGCCGTAGAGACGGCCGACTGCACCGCCGTGGCGAGCGTGGACACCGAAGCGTAGGTCGCAGGGGTGATGGTGGCCGTGAGGTTGCCCGACAGACCGGACTCATCTCCCGTGTAATGGAAAAGGAGCTGATCGTACTCGTTGGCCGTGACCACTACAGACGAGAGGAACGCGCCGGACGACTCATAGAGTGACGGCGAGGCGTCTGCACCCGTGTTGAGGGCAGTGACGTAATCGGCCAGGGTGGCCGTGCCCGAGGCAGTGGCCGTGCCCGAGACGAGGACTCCGTCCACGAGGAGGCTGAGGCCATTGTTCGTGGCATCGATCTCGTAGGTGGTGTAGCCCGTGTCTGCCTCGTACTCAACTTCTGCGCCAACCATCGAGGCGACGAACCCGAGGTTCGCAGTCCCGTTGACCGAGCCGAGGTCGATGCCTGCGGCACCGCCCGCAAGGGCGGCCCCATCGATGAGGAGACGGATGCGATCCGAGGCGTTGAGGACGATCTCGTAGTCGCCCGAGCCAGGCGTCACGAACTTGGCGACCGTGCCATCCGTCGTGGCGAACGTGACCGTCACGTCCTCCACGACACTGCCCTCGTAGTAGGTCGTGGTCGTGGGGACCTCGAACCGAACGTCAGGCTTCCGCTCCGACCCGGAGGGGAACTGAAGGGTGATGGTGGACAGTCCAGAGGACTTGGTGCCGTACATCGGAGTGAGAAGGGCCGTACCATCCTCATTCGTGATGGCATACGTCCCCACACCACTAGCACCGGGAACGACCGTGGTGAGCGTGTACTCGTGGTCGGCCAGGGTGTTGTAGTAGTAGGTCGCCCAAACCTGTGCGCCGACCGGCACGGGATCCCGAAGGGTGATGGTGCTCGTGGACGAATCCACTGCAGTGACAGTCACGGCACCGCGCTCAATGGCATCCTGGATGCCGAAGCCCCAGTAGGCGACAACCAGGTCGGGTCGGTCCGTGGGGAGGTCGATCCGGTCATTGGCCACCGTCTGGTAGAGCGAGCTGCCGAGAGGGCTGTTGCGGCCGTTGCCCGTCGTCGGAACACGAGCCAGGGTGAACTGCGTGCGGCTCTCCGTCGGCGGGGAGACGGCAGTGTTGACAACGGCCGTCGTGGGCTGGAGGTAGCCGCGCGTGTCGACGAGCGTCCCACTCACCTGCACGTCGTTGAAGTAGGTGGTGCCCGCGGTGTGCTCGCCGGCCTCAACCGCGTAGGAGGTGCCCCACACGATCCGGTCGTCCTTGAGCACGAAGTCGACCTGATCGGTGTAGTCCGAACGGGTGGGGGACACACCGCACTGCGTGATCTCCGTCACGTTGATGTGCATCAGGTAGTCGAACGTGTCCTGCCAGGCGTTGAAGTAGTACTGGATGGTGACCGTGGCCCCGGCGTCGGGGGCTGCCGCGAGGGTGACCGCACGGTTCGCTCCATCCACGGAGACAGGGATGACCTGCACGCCGTCCACGAGGACGGTCACATCAGACGGATCGGTAGTGGTGACACCACCATTGGTTCCGTCCACGATGGGGCCCTGGAAGGTGTAGAACACCTTGTTGCGGGCCGTGGCACTGCCAGCGGTGAACCCGAGGGTCGAGTTCGCCGAGCCCGAACCCACCGCCAGGTTACCGTCAGCCTGCAGGACGACGACGGTCTCGCCGAAGTTGTTCTCGGCCGTGGTCGCCGTCAGCGAGGTGGTTCCAGCTGCGGCGAGGATGAAGGCCGCGATCTGCGCGGCGCTCCACGTGGATGCACCAGAACTTGGGATGGTAACGGTAACGGTCGAGACATCATCAACCGTGAGGACGAGGGTGTCGTTGTCACCCGTGATGATGGTGAAGCTCTCGCCAACCGCCCCGTAGAGGATGGCACCGTCCTCCGTCACCTGATCCGAGACGGTGTCGGTGATCTGCGTGTCGGTGCGCTTGAAGTAGTAGCTGACCCGAACCTCATCCCCAAGCTCGGGGGCCGTGGCAAGGGTCAGAACGCCAGTGGCGGCAGACATGGCAGTGACCACGATCGGCTGCCCGTTGATCGTCACGGACACGGCCGAAGTCTTCGTCGCCGTGGTGCCCGTCCCCTGGCCGGTCACGATGGGGTACTTGCGGGTCTGGATGCGGGTCAGTTCACCGTTGAACGCACCGAGGGTCACCTCACCCGTCAACGAGATGCTCACCACCGCACGACCCGTCTCATCCTCCTGAACGATACGCTGATCGACGGAGGCCGACGATCCACGGATCATCTCGAGGTTGCTCTGCGACAGGATCTCCGACCCCGTACCGATTAGGATCGGCAGACGCAGCCCATCAAGCAGCGCGACGGTGGGGTTGTCGTAGTTGGACTGCGTGTAGACGCCCGGTGGGGCGTAAATGTTGTTCGGGAAGGACATTGGGCCTACCTTGTCTCGGCGGTGGAGAAGGTGAATCCATCCCGGGGCTTCCCGGTTCGGAGTGAGCGGTGCATCTGATACTGTGAAACCGACATTGCCCGTGCCGCATCAAGTACGGAGGCGTAACGGCACCCATCAGAACGCAGCACCGGTTTGGCTATCGCCTGCACTTGGGCTGCTTTAGCCTTCAAAAGCGCGTCCGTGTACTGTGTGGCGAGCTGCTGGTAGTCTGCATCTGTGGTCCGTGAGAATCGCACCCCAGAGAGCGGACGACCGTTCTTGATGGCGTTCAGGAGCGTCACCCTGTTCACTCCGAATGATTGTGCCGCATCTGTCAAGGATGCAAACACACGCCCATCAGAGCAGTAAACAGCCTTGGACCGCTTGCTCCGTAGAGCCTCGCGACCCACCCGCGCCTTCTCACGGCCATCCAGCTCTGCAAGACGCAGACTCTCGCCATCCACGGGAGAGAAGGAGAAGAGGTGCCCATCAACCACCCGACGGTTCTTGATGGCATGCGCCAGGGCCCATCGGTGCAATCCAATGGACTCGCCAGCCGCAGTGACCGACGAGAACACCGCGCCGTCCGAGCAGTAGACTGTTTTGGAGATCAATCCCACTCGCCGCGCCTCCGCAACCGCACTGCGGTTGTAGGGCTTTCCCTTCTTTGCCTCGGAGATGCGCTTCTTTGATTCCGCCGTGTGCGGTATGGGGCGTGTCCAGTCCACATGTGCCACGGCTGCATTTGCCGCGGGGTCGGTTTGAATCCGGTGCACGCACTCATCTACAGAGATGCGGGTGAACGTAAACCCACCACATGTACCACCCAAACGAATGGCCTTTCCCACGGCATCCGAATGGGCTGCACCCATCAGTTCTGCGGCCTCTCGCGCAGACCAAAACACGCGCCCATCGGACCGGAGCACGGGATGCCGCTCCGCATCAATCCGGAAAGGACGACCCGTCTGGCCACCGGCCGTCTTATTGTATCCACACTTGGGATTGTCCGACTTGAAATGTGCAATCCAGTACATCTCTCTCTCGCCTGCCGTGCGCAGCCCCACAATCCCTTCTTCAAGCACAGTCCAGACCATCTGGTCGCCGTACTTACGAAGTGCCTTGTAGAAATGGCCAATAGACCCGTTGGGTCGGGCAAGATGGGTGTGCTGGCGAATCCGAGCCTTGAGGGTTTTGCTTGTCAGCCCCACATACACCTTTCCACTTGGCGACGTGGCCTTGTAGATGGTGTATGCCTTTGGGGCGCTGTCCATGTGGATACCTCCTCAAGTATGGAGGCTCATAGACAGATCAACGGCCACCCAAGCCAGGGACTCAAGGCTTCTTGGATTTCTCGATTGCCGTGTTGACCTGCTTGAGGAGCTGGTTGTGCTTGGCACGCCCCTCGTTCGCCGCAGTGCGCTCGGTTTCCGTGATCACACGGTAGTCATTCTCCCCCGTGCGCACGAGCTGGTCCCGGTTGACTGCGACACCCGCCTTCTGCGCATCTCGAATGATCTCTCGCTTGCGGGCATCTCGCTGCTCAATGATCTTCCACTTCTGCTCGGCGTCCCGCCCGATGGTGCGGTCGTAGTTGTAGTCGATGGCGTGGACACCCGTATTCTGCGGACGTGCCCCGCCCACGACCGTATGCGCGAAGGTGTGGTTCACGACCGACACGAGCTTCTTGGCGTCCGGAACCTTGCAAGCTGGACACGCTTCGGGCTCGGACGACTTCGTGATCGACTTCAGCTTCTCGAAGCGAAGCCCACAATCCTGACACTCGTACTCGTAAACAGGCATGCCGTACCACCCTCCACTTGCAGGTTTCACCCTACCAACAAGTTCAGGGTCTGCACAGGCTGGTGTAGAGGGGGGAGGAGAAGAACATGAAGCTCTGGAAGATCACCCGCACCACCCCTGTCCGGGAATTCGACATCTACTTGGCCGCCATCGTGGCGGCCAAGACCGAGCAGGACGCTCGCCACACCCATCCCGGTGGGACCGGCAAGATCTGGCAAGATCTAGGCTGGCTCTTTGTGTTCGAGGGCTATGTCGATACCGAATCCTGGGTCGACCCCAAGGACGTGACCGTCACCCTGGTCGGCACGGCCGTCAAGGGCACCGCCGCAGGCACCGTCCTCTGCGCCGAATTCATCGGGGGCTGAGCGTGAACACCCTCACCGTCACCGTATTCCCCATTTCCGTTGGAGGCTTGCTCCCCGGCGTGGCCTACACCACGAGTACGTGGCGAAGCGGCGTCGTGACAACCGGGGAATGGCCAGGTACGGGCCCCCGGAAGAGCACCGACCCGAAGGCGTGGTTCGCCTTCGTCAAACGCCGGATGAAACTGCCCCTGCCCGTCAAGATGCATGGACTCGGGTGGATGGATGGCATCCATCCACCCGACTCTGAGAACCCAAGCTGTGCTATCTCTGGCATCATCCTCACCTGGAGACTCCTGTGAGCACACCCGATTTCACTGGCTGGTCTTTTCACATCGCCGACGACCGGCGCAACCAGGCCTTTCAGCTCATGGCTCGAAACGGCTTGCAGGGGGTGGCCAGCAAGTGGATGGACTACCGCTCGCTGGAACCCCTGCGCATCAAGGCCAGCGATCTCGTTCCAGGGGCCGCGGGATGGATTGAGGTGCACGGCACCACCGTCCACTACGTCTCCACCACCAAGATCGGGACCCTCGGTCCTGATCAGGACTACTGACATGAGCAATCTCCGGCCTGACCTCCCCTACGGCCTCATCTGGATCCACGCTGTCGGACCCGATGGCCCCGTCGTCCTCCTGTGCCACGTGAGCCAGTGGTCGGGCCGGGTGCGCGTCATCGACGACGCGGACACCGAGTACCCCTACGAGGATGGATGGGTGCACAAGTGGGAGGTGTACCACGCCGAAGAGGTCCAGAGACCCGACCCGCGCATCCCTCCACCCCGGGAGTGATGGCCTTACTTGAGGGTCTCGAACGTCGCGGTCTTACCCGAGAAGAACGGATCGTCCATCGTTCGCAGACCCAAGCTCTCCAACACCTGAATGTTGTTCGAGAGGTTGGACTCCACCAGCTCGTCGTCGGTCATCGCTGCGACTTCGGCGACCTGTGCTGACGTGAGCGGCACAACACGACGAATGGTGGCCGTCAACGGCACGTGGATGCTCCAGTCCGTCTGCGTCTGCACCGTGAAGCTCGAGTTGTAGTAGTAGTCGTCCCCCGTATCGTCATACGACTCCTCGGACTCCCCACCCATCCCAACGGACGTGATCTCAATCCCCTCCGTCGAGAGCCGGTTGCGCGCCACACCCCACAGAAACATGACGGTCGCGTCCGATATCTCCTGCTGCGCGTACACATCACGGGCCGTGATGTCGAAGTCGAGGGATATGTCCCACTTCCCGCCGTACTCCAGGGCCGTGGGTTGCCGGCGGCTATGCACAACCACCGCCATCACATCCCCCACTTCAATACGTCGCCCAAACGCTAGCGTCACGCCGGGGATAGCTCCCCGATGGGCGAAGTTCTCCGTGATGCGCCACGGACCCGTGGATTCCCCGGCATACCTGTAGCTCACCAGGAGATACGTCCCATTCGGGATGGGGTTCACGAGAGTGATTTGCCCCGTCCCTGGGTCCTCGGTGTAGTTGACCCCTGCGACGTATGGGATGCCGCCTGGCATCTGGTAGACCCTCGTGGTGCCGTCCAAGTACGGGTTGGCGACCATCCACGTGAAGTCATCCAGCTTCGTAGCCACCTCATCCTGCACTTCCAGGAGCGGGTCAACCATGAACTCAAATGTCCTTTCAGCGTTGTACGGGGGCACCGGATCGGTGGGCTCCGTGATCTCGATGTAGTAGATGCCGGGCGAGGAGGGGAACACACCGCCGTTGGCCCGGATAGCGGTTGCGTCTTCGCGAACCCACTCCACGGCCAACCCTGGCTTGTCTTGGTACTTCGCGAGCTGGACGTAGGAAACCACTGTCCCTACAAAGTTGTCCGCGGATAGCTGCACCTGGTTAGCCGAAGCGGTCTTGAGGATGATCCCGTACGAGGGCCGCTCGCGAAAACTGTACTTTCCCTGGATGTGATCAACGATGTCCCGATACCTCGGGTGGTACGACCAGAAGTTCCGCAACTCTAGCAGAAAACGCCTTTTCACTGCCTCTGTCAAGAAGTAGTACATTTGGCCTCAAGTATCGTGGGCGCGAGCAGCGGAGAAATCCTTGATCGCCTCCTCAACCTGCTGTTGAAGGTCGAGGAGTTCATCCAAGGCGGCAACCCTAAGGTCCATGGACCCGCCAACCGTTACGAGTAGATTCACGTTTTCAGGAAGCAGGCTGCTCACGATTTGATGCACCGTGTCCATGTCCTCTTCGTCTAGCTCGGGGTCCACCGTAACCCACACAATGTCCCCATCCCGCAGGTTTCGCAACACCCGAGCTGACAGTACTTCCGATGGGATTTCGGGGGTGATCACTCCTCGTCTTCCTGCATGGCCTGCAGAAGCAGACCGTGTGCAACCGCATTGAGAGGATCCGCCGCATGTCGAATCTCGCTAATCTCAATAGGGAACTTCTTGCGCTTCGCCTCGAACACCTGCTCGAAGAACTCCTTGAACCCACCCGCCAGACTCGTGCCTCCCGAGATGACGAAGGGGATGGGCTTG